TCAGACTTGGGAACGGTGAAAACGACGTTGCCCTCTACAACACGTAGAGGGTCCCTGCCCATACGAAAACATTGCTCAGTGACTGACCTCTTCCAAGAAGGGGTTAGTTCAATGAGCGCTGAGATGTAAGGGAGGGCTCTAAGAGTAACGTCGCCCTTGCCGTCGAACTTTGAAATTGCATCCCCGGAGACACGTCGACGTGATGTCGATGCGCCGTTGGAGAATCCTCCCAAAGCAAAAACGTCATAAGAGAAAGGACCCAAAAGGTCCGCAATGAATCGGCTAGCAGTATATAAAAGACTGCTAGATGATATCCCACCGAAATTGGTGGGCTTATCAAGTCGTTCAATAGTTCTCAAATTCCGTTTTTCAGTCTCGAGCAATTTTGCAATCGCTCGGGACTGCCGCTCCGCTGCACTCTCTTTCGAAGGATTTGCAAACTTCGAGAGGAATGAAGCGGTCAAATACCCTTCACGACTAAAGTTTGGATCGCCTGGCTTAGTAGCCGGGCTCACAAACTGTAGATAGCGATGGATAAATGATTGGTCGCAAGAAGGATTACGAAAAGAAGTCCTGCTAATGCTAGGATATTTCGTAGCCATAGGTAGCTCCTTATGGTGAGTTGTCCCACTAACTTAGTTAGTGTTGAATCTGCCTTAGTAAACACCTTGCAAATTCACGATAGTATCGTGAACCAGCACTTTGTCTGCCTTAAGAGCATCCGCGATCATACCGACGAAGTTGTTACGTTCGCTGGTAGTCGATCGAGCATCATAATCGAAGTCGACAGTAACGTACGATGTACGTACTACGACCGGAGTTACGATGCCATTTACGGTTTGATTCTGGACGACCGGCACAACCAGTTTCAGCGTAGACTTGTAACGACCGTTACTCGTCTTGCGGAGACTGATAGTGAAACGGGACTCACCGACAGGAACGCCAGTGGACTCAACGACTTCACCGACGTTGTCGCGAATGTCTCGCGGAACGAAAGTGTGATCGCTCGGGGTTGCTGCCCGGTCTTTGAGGACCAGATTTTGAAGTTGAGCCATAAGGCACTCCTTTGTTCTGAGAACAAGTGATATTGGTATTTCTACCGTTTGAAGAGGTTCCTAACCAACGCCACCGCATTAATGAGGTGGGTCGTTGAGAAGGGGTTCTTTACATAAGGAAGGACCATAGGGTAATCATAGAGCACTTCACGGGAGATCGAGTAGATCTTTCCGGTAAACTGCTGTTCTGATAAACCCGAATTGGGCCAATCTATGTAGCCTTCATATTGACTCCGGACAGTTCCGTTCAGATCGATGTCGCACCAACAGGTGCGAGTACCGGAAATGAAC